CTTAACGATAATTGTTTTGATAATCCACACTGACCCAAAACTAAGTATCACACAGATATAATAAATTAGATTTTCAAAAAAGTTTAGGTTTTGTTTTCTGTTTACTTTCACGATTTTCACCCCCAATCATAATCATCCTCACTAGCTTTATAAAACCCAGTTAAGCCCCTTGGCGTTGGAAGGTGGAATGGCCTAATCTCACCAGTTTTAACTAACTTAGTTATTGCTTCAGGGATTTTTCCAAATGGCCAAGCAAACCCGTGGTCGTTATTGGCTATCTGGTGCATATGCCTATGCAGGTCGTGAATGAATAAAAATCCACCACCTTGTAAATAAGGGTAAAATTTTAATAATTCAGCAAAGCGTGTCTGTGGTTCAGTGTCCAAAAGAATCAACTGATATATTCCCATTTTCTTCTTAACATAATCCCCATCACTCCAGTCCGACCCTCTTATATCGGTTGGTGGTTTAAAATTTGCGGCATCAATTAAATTACAATGGACGATTGTTTCTAGTCCCATTGTCTTTATTCGTTGGTGTGCCTCGGCGTGAATCTCTGGAAGAAACTCGATTGTGTCAAGTTCGCCAAAGCCATTGTCCAAAAGACCCACGCCCATATATGAGGCACCTATGCCTTTGTGCGTTCCTGTTTCTAGGACTCTCTTTGGCTTGAGCACGCGCACTAAGGAGTATAGGAACTCTCCAACCTCGCATTCTACTCCGGCGTCATTGAAGGCGCTGTAGTTAAGAGTGGTATTGCCCCACTCTCCTTCATTGTGGAGATGCAACGTCTTATCGAGTTCCAATAGCCTATGTGTTATGTTCATAGTTTTTTGAAATAATCCTGCCATTCTTTTTTAATCTTATCTTTTCCAAAAATACTAATTGCTTTATTCCTACCTCTCCTGCTTATTGACGTCGCCAGTTTTGGTTTTTTCATTAACATATCGATGTAGTTTTTGAGATCGCCAATTGTTTCTGCATAAAAACCATCCATTCCGTTATCAATTAAGTTAGGTATTTCGTAAAAATTAAACTTTTCAAATCTATCTGATTCAGCCATACTTCTACCAATCGCCACAATAGGAATGCCAGTCATCCACGCCTCAATAAAACCAAGTGTATACGAAGCAGGCCAAGTTCCACCATAAAAGAATACCCTGTTTGCCCGCATTTCTTCTTTTGCCTTTTCATAGGGCAACTCCCCGCCATTGAGTTCTCCCAAGTCATTATTTCCCACGCCATAAACTATTCTGTCAAACCCTTCTGTTGCCGCCATAATCTCGTCATAATGACAAAAGTAACGTCTACCCAAAAGAGATTGCGTGAAATTTATCACACGCTTCTTTTCTCCCACCCAACCTCTAAATTCTTCTGGGTCTTTATAGAATCTTATTAAGGCGTTTTCTCCAGCATAATTCAAAATGTTTCTTTCCATTGGTGAGTAACGGACAATTTGTAACCCTTCCTTGACCAATTGTTGCAGTTTGATTTCCCAACTTGGAGTAGATTGTCCAATCGTTCTTAAAATAACTTTTTTATGTTTTATTCTTGGCCAGTTTTGGATTAAAACATCCGGCGCCCACATAACCATAATAGCGTCAAATGGGTCAATTAACTCATCAGGTAATTGTGTTTGTGGATATTGTGCCGACAACTCAAAAAAGTCTTTATGGAATACCGCACCGGGTATACCAGGTCTTGGTAAAGTATAAGCACCAGCAGGGTCTCTATACGCCCCATTAGCAAACACATCAATCCCCATCTCTGTAAACAACTTAACTTCATCGTATTCAAGAACAGAGTGACAACTTATGTAATGTAATTTCATTGGTTGACTATATTTTTAACACAAAGAAAATTTGGCCATTTAAACCCCACCAACTTATTTACATCAGTATCACTATATTTTTTATTAAAAACAGCCTCGCTGTCACATTTATCACACCTAAATATCGCTTTTGTTTTGTCTTTTTCGTAAATTCTATCTTTAACCCTTTTGAAATTATGTGCCATTTATTTTTTCTTCTATTTCTAATAATCTTCTTTTCATTAGTTCACCAACTGCTTGTAAACTAAACTTTTCTCGAACAAGTTTACACCCATCCTCACCAATCTTCTTAACCTTCATCTGATTATTATACACCCATCGTAATACTACCCTAACATCCTCAATATTTATATCGGCCCAGTTTTGATCTCTTGTATACCACTGTTGATTTCTAGTGTTTGCGGTCAATGGAATTAACTTGTTTGGCAAAAGTAACGCAGTAACCTTATCTGTTAGATACTCGTGAATACCCCCAATGTTGGTGGATATAACCGGCCTACCCATTAACATAGCCTCCATTTGCGGTATACCCCAACCTTCGCCGCGATGAGTGCTGACAAAACAATCAAATGTCTTGTGGAAGCGATAAATTTGGTGCCGATCCATCAACTCCTTAAAAAGATAAACGGGTGGGTAATAAACAAGATTTAATCTTTTCCGAAGCATTTTAATGTTATTTTCTATCTCAGTCTGCTTATCTTTTGTAAAGTTATCCACATATGTTTTAATTGTTAGACTGACATTCTCATCTTTCCCAAACTCTGTCCAGAAGGCGGTTAGTAAAGCGTTGGGGTTCTTTCTCTCTGTCCACTCAAACATTGAATAAAACTTAAGCGTGTCGTTATTAGTCACAGCATAAGGCATTATGTTGTCAGGATTAAGATTGGTGTCAATTGCTTCGGGGATAATATAGATTGGTTTTGTTACTCCAGCTTTCCTGATAGCATTCTCGTTAAACTTACTTCCAGTCCATATTTCATCCAACATTTGGACGTTGTTAGCAAATTCGGCTGGCAATTTATCTGTCTCCCAAAACACACGGCCAATATGATATTTACCAGCCTCAAAATAATTAGCATAAACATTTGGAGTAATATGTAGAATCTTTATTCTATAGTCAATTTTCTTATCCTCCAATTCACACGCTTTTTGCCCAAGAAGTCCAAAGTCCGAAAGCTCCATCGTATATTTAGGAATCTCGGTTGTTAGTTCTATACCAGCAGACACCAGCGCCCCAATGTCGTGCCTTACCGCTTCCCCATAACCAGAGTAGTCTTTGGCTGGACCGCAGTATTTTATATTCATTATCTTTTTTCTATATAGTTTTCTTCTTTTAGTGGATCAATAACCTTTCCACACTTTTGACACATTCTAGCTCCATACAAGGCTTTTATATCGCTTTCAAACGCCTCATTGGAACAAGCGTCACAGTAATACCAATATTTGTTATCGCTTGGTTTTATAACCAACTCTTCCACGCCTTCAACCTCTACTTCCACCTTTTTACCATCCTTTTTAAACTTAGTCACTTGACTCACCTCCTTTATGTTTCAATAAATAATAACTGGTCACTTTCTTTTATTATTGACAGCAACATTTTCCTTTTTATTTTATATTCTTTTGTTCGGAAGCCTTTAGTGTCTTCAATAACAAACGCGTTCTTTTTGTTGTCAAAATACTTAAAATCAGCGATATAGTTTATTCCCCTAACACTTTCGCCTTTATATCTAAATCCAGGCAAAAGATTGATCCTGGGTTGTTGTGTCAGCATTGTTATTTCTCCACCATTTTCTAAAATACGCAACTCGTCGCACCGAGTCGCCTCCTTTTTGGAATGATGGTTATGCCCCTGTTTGCAATGCCATCTAACTGAAAAATATTTACTCATATTTTAACTAGGTTTAATATATGGCGCGATGGTTTGTCTTCCATCTCCAAGGCCATCACTTCTTCCAATAATACCTTTAGTTTAACCGCTGTTTTCTTGAAGGTCCAATCCTTAACATATTCCGCCGCCATTTTCCCTTTTTCTATTGCCTCGTCTTGATGTTCATAAACATAGCGCATTTTAGCCCGAAGGTCATCAATATCACAAACCACCATTTTTCCAACATCCATCCCCTTATACCTAGAATACAAAGCCGGACATTCGCTCTCCACATTTACCTCATACATACATTCGGAATTAAAATATTCGCTTAGTCCGTGAGCGTTGGGGATAATTACAGGACAACCAGTCCCCATAGCCTCTAAAGGCGTCATTCCAAACCCTTCTCCACGACTTGGAAACACAAAGCAATCAGCCTTTTGACAAAGTGCCGCCAGTTGCCTTTCTGAATAAGAATCGCTAATAATTTCTATATTCGGGTATTTCTCTTTAGTGATTGGCAGTGGTATGTGGCGTAGGTTAGTCTTAAATATCATCTTAACTGGCTCATCCCGCTTAAACTCTTGGTAGAACGCTTTAAATACCTCTAAAAAGCCTTTGCGGATGTTAAAGGCGTTATAGTGTAGGAAAATAAAATCTTTTCGAAGTTTGCGTTTGTTTTGTCTCGCTTTATATGTAAATATGGTATCGTCGAAACCTAATGGCAACACTTCAGCTTTGACTCCGCTTTTGGCAAAAACGTCTCTCCCCCACTTGGTTGGTGTAACCACTTTGTCTGCCGCTTCCAAATATGGCAACCAATCGTCTGGTATCTTTGTGCTTTCAAACATAGTGAATATAATCCTATATGGAGTTTCCATTTTCAAAACAGAATATGGATTGTGGAAAAGAATACCAATTTTTTGATTGTCATAGTATGGGGAAATGTCTACGCCCAATTTTTTTAATTCGTTAATCAGTTTGGTGCTGGCAGTTCCATAACCATCTTTACCTCCAGACGCGACTGTGGCTATATAGACCGCCTTTCTGTATTCCTTTCTGTTTTCAACCTCTCTATATTCTTTCTTCTCCGCCGCTAACTCATACCGGCTTTTTATATAATCTTCTTCTTCCTTTTTCGTCAATTTTTGAAACCCATCCGTCTTTGACCATTGCTCATACTGTTTAGGATCATCAACACAAACAATCCTTCCAAATTGATTTTTAAGATATGGCATACGCCAATTATATAACAATCATAATAATAACCAAGCCACCCAAAGGGTGGCCTAGTTTTTGAACAAACAAATGGCTCCAAACACCACATTTGAAGCGATTTTAGCTTAACGCAAAAAGGCCCGTATGTCAAAAAGACAAACCGGCCTTCCGCTTTATAAATCGTTGGGTTAGAACGATTCAACTTCGCACACTCTCTTCTGATCCAAGATATCCGTTCCGAATAGGAGATCGAGGGTGAGTTGATGAGCGCCGAGGTCACCGTTATACCAGAACAACGATCTAAGGGACATACCTACTGATGGATCGTTGATAACAGCAGAGAACCCACCAAACCCTTGTGGTTTAGGAAGTGGTCTACTTGCAATCACAAACGCGTTTCTGGTGTATGCCAAGTTGTGGTAAGCAACTGGAGAACCGGAAACTTGAATAATTTGGCTTTCCCAAATTTCAAAACCGTAAGTGCGTATCATTTGACCATCAGCAACAGTGTTATTACCACCTCTCCAAGACTGGTCGGTGTATTTCTGGACTCCAAGTAAGTCATTAAAGACTGTAGAGTCAACATATAAATACCTTTGTTCAGTTTTGGGAACCTTCTGATCCGTGAAGAACTTGCGAATCTTCAACAGAGAGGTGTCGATGGTGGTAGCGCTGGTTCTATCCCAAGTAATGGTATTTTGGATTGAGGGGTGAAGAGAAGCCACGGCAGTTTCAACTGCTTCAGCTAAAGCAATCGCCCCATCCTCCGCATAACCATTCTGGGTGTCCTGATTTTCCAAGACCTTGGTGACGTCATCAATGGTGATGGTCACCTCTTTGTGGGTGTCGAGTTTAACGTCAACATTTGTGGCGGTTGGATTCTGCTTGGTGAAGTTACTACCAGCAGTTTTATTATTAGCCGACACAGCACCACGAACAGGAACTTGGATGGTCTCACCCACATTAGCAGTCGTCCAATCTGAATCACGGGACACAGTCCTAGCAAGATTCAAATATGAAGGGAATCTACCTAATGCTTTTTGAGCGATAATCGTAGGAATAAAAACAGCGTTAGTTGTGTTGTTTAATACGTTTTCAGCCATTCTATTGTTGTCACCTCCCTTCTGAGGTTTAACTTATAACCGGTTTGGTCATTATCCGGTGGGGAGGTTCTTGCTACTTATTGATTTATATCGTTTTCAATCAATCCAAGCTTCATCGCTTTTTGTATTTCTGCTTCGTGTTCCCTGTAAAATACTGGGTCCAGCAGTTGCGAATGTTTAAATCTTGTTACTTGTTGATTGTTAGTAGCAGGATTGGTTCCTGACCCCACGTTTGGCTGAGGCATACCCAATTTTAGGTATGGTTTTGCTTCAACCAAATTTTTAACCGCTTCGGCGACACCTTTAATGGTGCCGTCATCTTCGACCACTATCGCGGCTCTATCTATTAGTTTGGTTGCGGCTTCGAGGTCTTGTATTCCTGCTTTCTGAGCTTCAACTTGAATTTGGCTATTGACTTTGAAATCTTTTAACTGATTGGTCAACTCACCAAGTTTTTTTTCTTTCTCAGTGATCAACTCTTGGTATTTTTTTTCTTCCAAAAGTTGGGCCTCTTTCTTTTTTTGCTCTTCTGCTTCGAATTTTTCAGCCTTTTTAGCTTTTTCGATCAGTTGTTTAAACCTGTCGTGCCTCCAAAGCCTTTCATCCTCGAAGACTTTACCAAACTCATCATCAGTTATTGATGATGGGTCGAAAGATTTTTGACCAGCATCAGTTTTGGTCGGGACTGTCCCGTTCTGGTTGGAGTTGGTATTTGTGGTATTGGGTGCGCCTGCTCCATCGCCCCCGGTATTATTATCAGACATTTTTCCTTTCTTCGTTTTTAACGCGCAACGCCGCTTCTAGGTCTTAAATTGTTAATACTTTCATTTTAACACACTACTCGTATTTACCTGTGTTGATATTGTAAGCATTAGTTTCCTTGGCTAATTTAAGATTGATTGTGTTGATGGCGTGTCTACAGTTTGGGTGGAAAAGTCCTGCGGCGGTTGCCTCGTCTAATGTTGGGTATCCAGAGGTCCTACCTGTAAGTGAAAGTATTTTACCTTCCCAAGGGTGGCACAATTCGCATTCATTAAAATGATCTGACACCTGAACAAGATCATAATCGTTTTCAACCACCCTATTAACCAAACCTCTATTTCTAGCCTCTACAGCCTTGGTTCTAATTAACATTTCTGTATATCTATCCAGTTCCCAACGATGATTTCCTTTATCAATGAAGTAAAAAACCCCCTGCTCTCTAAAAACACCCTTAACCATACCCCTAATCTTGGTTAGTGTTTCCCCACTAATCCTACCCTCTGCCATTTTCCACATTATTTCTTCTTTTGCGGCTTGGTTCATTATGTTCGTAGCGTTTCTTTTTACTGCTGTAAGCGTGTTGGCAAATGATTGTCCAATGTCGTCAACTAAATTGGAGATCGCCTCTTTGTGAATTTGATTAAAGTTTTTAGTTACTGAAAGTTCTGCTCCTATTTTTTCCAACTGAGTTACCGCCTCACCAGCTCCCTTTTTGTAAAATTCAGTCATTTCTACCTCTACAAACTTTTGGATATCAACACCCAACTCTTTTAATATCTCGTCTATCTGTTTAAGGATTTCCTTACGATAATATTTACCAAAACTTGTCGCCCCTTCTATACTAACAGCGATCCGCTTATATGCCGTTTTGTATATCTCGATCAATCTAGCCATTTGCTCATCGCTGACATCAACAGTTTTAGGGTAAAGCATTTATTTCCCTTTCTGCTCTTTTGGCCTTGTTTTGTTGTTATCAAATGGATCAAATGACCCATTCATACTTGGAATGTCAATCTTGTTTTCTTCTTCTATCTCCTTAGCTTTCTTCTTAGCAATATCCTCATCTACCCCATCAAGTCTCATAATCGAATCTACAACTGTCGTATTACCATCAGCAAGTCGCTTACTTTCAATATCTACCTGTTCGGAATTATCAATCGGTAGTCCATCAGCCCATTCTATTTCTGGCACCACTGGTTCGGCTTTTAGTTTCAATCCTTGGACTTTCAATCCCCAAGCCTTGGCCAATAATTGACCTCTATAAATCAAGTCTTGGATAGCATAATGGAAATATAGTTTTTTTCTGGCCGCCTTAGCGATTGTTCTAAGAAGTTTTAGTT